CGCTTAATAGGGTGGGCTTTGGCCCACTCTTTTCTTTTAGGAGATTAAAATGGTCAATACCAAACCAGTTGGTGTTGCCTACTCTGATCCACAGCTTGTAAGCGGCACGACCATCGACGGTGCCGTCATTACAAATCCAACGATCACGGGCGCAACAGTCTCTGGCACGCTTACTTCGACGGCTACAACCGGCGCGGTAGTTGCCAACGCTACGGCAGGTCTTTATTTCCTGACGACAGCTATTACTGCTAATTCGACGACTACGACTGCGCCGGTAGGTTCGCTTGCTACAACGACGAACGCCACCGGCACCGGAAAGCTGTTTATCTCAGACGGCACTAAGTGGCAGTTCCCAGTATTCGTCTAATATCAATAACACGGGCGACCTACGGGTCGCCTGGCCCTCATAGGAGTTAATATGGCTGTATTTTATCTTCGTCATCCTATTCATGGCGCTAAAGTCGCTACATCTAATCTTGAAGTGGCGCATGACGAGGAACATGGTTGGGAGCAATTTGTCCCCGGCGAGGTGACTGAAGAACCGACCAATGCTATAGTTTCGCGACGCGGGCGCAGACAAAAGGTAGACGATGACAACGTATACGGCATACGACCAGATCTGCGGAGCCCTGAGACTGATAGGGATGCTGGCTGAAGGTGAAACGCCTTCTTCTGAGACAGCTAATGACTCTTTAGCGGCTTTAAATCAAATGATAGACTCTTGGAATACCGAGCGTCTGTCAGTTTTTTGCACGCAAGATCAAACATTTCTTTGGACGCCAAACTTTCGTGTTCAGACACTTGGCCCAACCGGAGATTTTGTTGGTAATCGTCCAATTCGTCTTGATGACGCGACGTATTTTATAGACCCATCAACAAATGTTTCTTTTGGTATCAAAATTATTAACCAACAACAATATGATGGTATTGCCGTTAAAACAGTGACCAGCACCTATCCGCAGGTCATTTTTGTCAACATGACATACCCAAATATTACGATGAGTATATATCCTGTTCCAACGCGTGTCTTGGAATGGCATTTCATTTCTGTTTCTACTTTAGATACGCCAGCAACTTTACAAACTCCATTATTATTTCCGCCAGGGTATTTGCGTGCATTTAGGTATAATTTGGCGTGTGAAATAGCGCCTGAATTTGGTGTTGAACCATCGCCTACAGTTAGTAGAATTGCTATGGCGTCCAAGCGTGATTTGAAACGTATTAATAACCCCGATGACGTAATGGCGTTGCCTTATAGCATGATGCAACGTCGTCAACGATTTAATATTTACGCAGGCAATTACTGATGAAGACGCCTATTCTTGGCTCGTCTTATGTAGCGCGTTCAGTCAATGCGGCTGATTCTCGTATGGTTAATCTTTACCCTGAGCTTATACCCGAAGGAGGCAAAGAAGCCGCATGGTTACAACGCGCGCCGGGGCTTAAATTTCTTGCTACCGTAGGGGGCGGCCCTATTCGTGGATTATGGGCATTTGGAAATTATGGGTATGTTGTATCTGGAAACGCTCTTTACCGCGTAGATACAAATTGGCTCCCCACATATTTAGGCGTTGTGGCTGGATCTGGCCCAGTTAATATGTCTAACAATAATACTCAAGTATATATCGCTGCGAATACATATGGATATATTTACGATACTTCTGGAAATACATTTTCGCAGATTACTAGCGCTAATTTTTACGGCGCGGTAGGTGTCGGATATTTAGACGGATATTTCGTTTATAATCAGCCCGGAACTCAAAATTTTTGGGTATCTAATCTTCAAGATGGTTTAACCATACAACCATTAAATTATGCCGCGGCTGATGGTTCACCTGATAATCTTGTAACGCTGATTGTCGATCACCGCGAAGTATGGCTTTTTGGGTCATACACCGTTGAAGTCTGGTATGACGCAGGTTTACCAACATTTCCATTGGCCCGTATTCAAGGTGCGTATAATGAAATTGGTTGCGCTGCTGCCTATTCAGTCGCTAAACTTGATAATGGTATTTTTTGGCTTGGCACAGATCAACGCGGTAAAGGTGTTGTTTATCGGTCTAATGGATATTCTGGTGTTCGTATATCAACGCACGCTGTTGAATGGCAAATTCAACAATACTCCAATATTTCTGACGCCACAGCGTATACATATCAACAAGACGGTCATTCATTTTATGTTTTAAATTTTCCTACTGCGGATACAACATGGGTATATGACGTCTCTACACAAGCATGGCATGAGCGCGCCGGATGGGACAATGACAAGTTCACGCGTCAGCGTGGTAATTGTCAGATGTTTTTTAATAATACCAATGTTATAGGTGATTATCGCGCGGGAACAATTTATTCTTATGATCTGAATGTTTATTCAGAAGCAGGGACAATTCAAAAATGGTTACGGTCATGGCGAGCGTTACCAGCAGGACAAAATGATCTTAATAGAACCACGCAACATAGTCTTCAACTTGACTGTGAAGCTGGCGTCGGTATTTCAGGATATAGCCAGGACGAAGTCAATGCTATTATTTATATTTATGACCGCGCTAACAATTTCATTTTGGACCGTTCTGGGTCTGCTTTAACGATTAGGAACTATACTACTTATACTGTGACCCCCGGCGCAGATCCTCAAGTCATGTTACGATGGTCGGATGACGGCGGGCATACATGGTCAAATGAACATTGGAAATCTATGGGTCAAATTGGGCAAACTGGTTATCGAACGATCTGGCGACGACTTGGTATGACAACTAAGCTCCGTGACCGTGTGTATGAGGTGTCAGGCACTGATCCTGTTAAAATAGCCATTATGGGCGCTGAATTACACGCGGACGGCACTAATGCCTAACGTAAACCCCAATAACACTCAGATACCCGCACCGCGCGTAGATTTTATCAATAGAGAGACAAATTATGTTTCGCGGCCTTGGTATACTTGGCTGTTTAATATCTACCAAGCTGTTCAAGCTGGCGAACGATATGGATCTTTTTACGATACCACAACACAAAGCGCTGCGGCCATAAACACAGCTTATGCTGTTACATTCAACAGTGCTTTTACGGACGCCGCAGGCAATACATTAGCCTATGGGGTGTATATTGGAACACCAACTTCTCGTATATATGTAGACATTACAAGTACATATAATTTTCAATTTTCTTTACAGGTAACAAGTTCCAGCGGTAGTGCGCAAGCAATATACATTTGGGCAGACGTTAATGGAACTGCGGTGCCTAACTCTGCTACAAAAGTTACCCTTCAAGGGTCTAACGCTGCAACTGTCACTGCGTGGAATTTTGTGCTAAACCTTCAAAAAGGCGATTATTTTCGTCTTATGTGGTCCACAGATAATACAAACGTAAAGATAACAGCATTTTCTAATTCAAGCCCTGTTCCAGCTATTCCCTCGGCCATTTTGACCGTTACAAGTATCGTAGGTGCCTAAATGACTGTTTTAACACCAACAGCAAAAATGCAATTTTTTGCCGCGTCAGGCGCTCCGCTTGTTGGCGGCCTATTGTATACTTACGCCGCAGGCACAACAACGCCTCAAGCATCTTACACGGACAGCACTGGCTCTACGCCAAATAGTAACCCGGTGGTTCTTGATTCGCGTGGCGAAGCCAATGTTTGGTTAGGTTCAGCAACATATAAATTTAAACTTTGCGCTCCAGATAATACAGAAATTTGGACTGTTGACAATATTTCAGCGCCTACAACGGCATTATCCCCGGTTTTGACGGGTAACGTAACTATTGGATCTTCTTCTAGCGGCGCGGCGCTTAAAATTACTCAAACAGGCACCGGGCCAATATTTGTCGCGCAAAATGTAGCTGATCCAGATACAACGCCGGTCATTATTGACGCTAATAATAATTTAGGTATTCAAACAACATCGCCTGGCGCTGCATTAGATATAAGTAATTCTGGGGCTATGTGGCTATCAAATGGCGGCGTAGCTCGGTCAATTATATCGGCGGATGCGTCTAATTCCTATTATTCGGCTGAAGGCGCACGCAGTATAGTTCTTAAGGCTAATGGCACGACGCTGTTTACTATTAATACGACAAATGCTACTTCAACTATTCCTATTATATTACCTTCTGATCCTACAACGTCACTTCAAGCATCCACTAAGAATTATGTGGACACAAGTATGCTTACATCCATAAGCATTGCTGCGCCGCCAGGAGCTATCATGGCTT